GCGAAAAACTCGCTGCGGACCTCGGCATCGTCGCCAACCCTTACGACGCGGAAATCGACCTGTGGGTCCGCGCGGCTGCCATTGTCGGCGCCAGCGTGAGCACCTCCACGCCGCTCGATGAAGCCCGCGTCCGTGTGCTTCAGAACTGCACGCTCACCCCGGCCTAATGTATCCGGACCCATCACCGAAATGGGGCGACTCCGAGAACACGCTGCTGGGTAAGTGGCTGGAAATCCTTGGAGGGGAAGCCAAGCCTGGGGACTCAGACCACCAGCTGCTCTACCGCATTGCCCTGCTCCTAGACAACGCTTTTTGATATGGACACGACTCCTCGCTTTAACGACCCAGACAACACGTTACTGAAGAAAATCTGTCTTCTGCTTCACGGGGGGGTGTCGAGTGGCGTCCTCACTTTCAACACGCGTTCGGGGGCCATCACGCTCACGGGTGCGGACGTGACGGGCGCCCTCGGCTACACGCCGGTGAATCCCTCTGGCGCCACGCTGACTGGGTCTTTGGTCCTGCCTACCGGCATCCACCTTTTCCTCGGCCCGGCCAACGCTACTCACCCCGCTCTAAAGGATTCTGGAGTGGGTATCGCGGAAGTATCTCTTCGCAAGGGCGATGATTCGGGTTACGCCAATTTATTGGTTGGGTTTGTGCAAGCCCGAATCGAGGACACGGGAACCGGGACTTCCCCCGCGGCTTTTGAGGTGTATCACAACACTACATCCGGAACTCCTGCGATAAACTGCGGCGTGTCCTACGACATGCGCGCGGATTCTAGCACTACGGACCGGCAACTTCAGTGCCGGTTTTCCACGCTGTGGACGGACGCCACACACGCTACGCGCACGTCGCACCTGCGATTCCTTCCCACCTTGAACGGCGTCACCACGGAGGCTTTGCGTCTTTCGAATGCCCAGGTTGACGCGCGCAATGGCGCGGTATTCGCTGTCGCCGGCACACAGGTAGTGACCTCTCGCAAGACTGGATGGACCGCAGCGACGGGGACTTCCTCGCGCGCGACCTTTGCAACCACGACTGTCACGACCGAGGAACTAGCCCAACGGCTGAAGGCGCTGTTGGAAGACCTCACCAGCCACGGGCTCATCGGCACCTAATGAAAATTCTACTCGCGCTCGCACTCGCACTCGCACTGGTCGCCGGCTGCACGCTCCCGCTCAAGCCGGGGTCCGCTTCTATTAAGTCGGCCAGCGGCGAGGTGGTTTCCGTCAAGCAATCCCAGAACCCGCTTAACGAAACCGTCCAGGACTACAAGCGGACGACCAGCCAGGAAGGCACCACCGAGGAAGTCCACACGAAAATCGGCGCGGCCCAGAAAGACGTGGCCCGCGAGCTGGGGGCCAAGCTGTCCTCGCTCCGGCCGGTGATGTGGGTCGGCATTTTGGTTTTGCTTTTCGGCGTGGCTAGCGCGGTCTGGCCCCCACTTAAGGTGCTCGTCGGTGGCAGCGTCACCACGTCCGCCGTAATCGCCGCGGCCGGCGCCGGCATGATTGTGCTCCCCGTCCTCGTGGTCGGGCATGAGATTTTGATTCTCTCCGTTGCCGCGGGTGCGGCGGCGCTCTATTTTTTCGCGCACCGACACGGCAACCTGCGAGGACAACTCAGTGCGCTTCTGGGAAAGTAAACTATGTCGTGCTCTAACTGCAACAATTGCGACTGCGGCGGGTGCGGTGGCGCGGACTGCAACTCGACTTTTCCCGCGAGCTGCAACCCCCAGGCCAACTGTTCTCCCTGCAAGTCCTGTCCTCCGAATAGCGCGGATTGTGAGACGCTCCCAAGCGCACTACAGAATTTCGTCGATGCCTTTTTCGGTTCGGTCACGAAGACTGAAATAGACGGGCAGGTCACCTGGATTCTCCCGTGCAACCTGGACATCGGCTTGCCCGGCAACCCGCGCGCGGACGGTGAAGGGCTCGCGTGTTATTTCCTGCGGCTGTTCCGGGACGGCATAAACGGGCTTGAAGGCCCGACTGGCGCGACCGGCGCGGCCGGCGAAAACGGTGCCAATCCCTGGACGATTATCCTAACCGCGTTTGTGCAGCCGACGGCCGGCGGCACGGTGAACTTCAACATCGTGGACTCGCCCTCGGTCACCGTGGGCCAGACAGTTTTCATCCCGGGGTCCGGCTACTACATCATCACGAGCCGCGTCTCCAACTCGGTATTCGCGCAGCTCATCGAGTCTGTGCCGACGCCGAACGCGGTCACCGTCCCGGGCACCCTTGTGCTGCCCTGCGGGCCGCGCGGGCTCACCATTACCGGTCCGACTGGCGCACCCGGCTTGCAGGGTCCCACGGGCGCGCAAGGTATTCAAGGCCCGACCGGCCCGACAGGGGCAACGGGTCCGACCGGGCCGACGGGGGCTGTCTCCACGAACTCCAACGGGCAGGTGGTCATCACCGGCGCGACGGACATGACGGTGACGAACTCGGACAACAAAATCACGTTCGGCATCGACGACCCGGAAGTCACGCTCCCGACCATCGGCACATATTTCGTCATGGCGCGCTTCCGCTGCTTCAACGACATCGGCAGCGGGGACAATCTCCAGTGGGATTTTTACCTGAACAATCAGACGACTGCGACCCCGGTGCCCGGCGGCGAGCACCCGGACACCATCATCTGGAACACCGGTGGAAGCAACCACTGCACGTATGTCCACATCTGGGCGATTGTGCAGACCGCGAGCATCAACAACATCATCGACGCGCACGTCACGTCCGAAAGTGCCTCGGCACCGCAGACGATTTTTCAGGACGGCTCGAACATCATGTTCATCAAACTGGCATGAACGATTGCACGCATCCGCTTCATCGCGATACCGAAGGCGATTTGTCCCGGCCCTGCAACCCGAAGGGCGCGACGAAAATCCTGCCCGGTCGCACGCTGCCGGAGCGCATCATTGTCAACCAGACGGATGACGTGCTGCAAGACGAGGACGGCTTTCCTCTTTTGGATGAGGCGTCCGGGGCCACCATCATCGACGATTTGCGCGAATGAAAGTTTCAAACTACGTAGCGGGCTCTGAGTCCAACCCCGAGGGTTGGCTGTTCATTGCGGAAAAACAGCCCCCGGGCGCGGAGAAGCCCTACATCACGAAGAAACTCGCGCCCAGCCAATTGGGGGCCACCGGTCCCGCGGGTCCGCAGGGCCTTCCCGGGGACCCCGGCCCGACCGGCCCAACCGGCGCGGCGTCCACCGTTCCCGGGCCGACCGGCCCGCAGGGCGCCGACTCGTCCGATGAGTGGGTGCATCCCGATGGCCTGTCGCTGGACCTATTTGAGGAATACGCCCCCGGGGCTATCGGCGCCCCTACGGGCGGTTTCGGGTGGGACACGAATGGTATTGTCTCTGGCGGCAACATCGTGCAACGCTCTATCGCGAACGGACGCACGGAACGACGACTCAGCCTCACCTCTGGTGAGTTTGCGCGCAAGCTCTACGTTGGGTCCGATTGGCATCGCCTGCGCATCGCGCTCCTGCTCCGCGTCAACGGGTCATCCACCTTCACCGGGAATGGATTCGTTGGCCTGTGCAGCGGCACGAGCAACCCATTTGGCGGCACAACGGACAATTCCATCGGGATTTATTTCGACCCCGCTAGCGCGAATTCCTGGGCCTTCGTGAACGGCACGGCCAAGGACTTTTTCTTCCAGAGTGTCAGCACCCGATTCGTCACGAAACGCGGTGCAGGCGCGCCGGCTGATTTCGGCGCGGGGGCCGGTTCCGACGGTCGGCGGTTCGCGGCCACTGAGAACGCCCGTTCGATTCTTTTCCTAGACATTTCCCGACCGGTGGCCGCGACGACCGCAACACCCGTGACGTATTCCTTCGGCATGCGCTCTACGAACGTGACGCAGGCCGAGTTTGCGCTGAGCAAACGGGCGCTGCTCCACACGTTGCTCGCCAGCGTGAACGCCAATCTCGCTGGTGACGATACCATTGTCCAGGTGAGCGGTAGCGCCGGCACTACCGTAACCAACTCCACCACGTTCGACGAATCTACGGGCGTGCTCGACACGCTGAATATACGTTGGGACGGCGCGCATCCGTTGGAGATTTGCGGCATGGGAGTTTTCAAGGTTTACTAACATGAACGTCTCGCTGGAAGAAGTTTTCGAACAGACGCCCATCACCGTGGACGGCGACGGGCATCTGCTGATTGGCCAGCTGAGCGACGGCGGGGTCATCCAGCTCCGTCGCATCCATGTCACTTCGCTGAACCAGATTGCGGGGCCTACCGGCCCCACGGGTCCGACGGGCGCGAATGGCACGAACGGCACGAATGGTGTCACGGGTCCAACCGGCCCCACGGGTCCCACTGGCCCCACGGGCGCGGTCGGTCCGACGGGCTCGAATGGCCCAACGGGTCCCACGGGTCCGACGGGCGCGAATGGTGCAAGCGTCACGGGTCCGACGGGGCCGACCGGCCCCACGGGTCCCACGGGTCCGACGGGCGCCACGGGCGCAACGGGCGCGGGTGGCACGGGAACCACGGGCGCTACGGGTCCGACTGGACCGACCGGCCCCACCGGCCCCACCGGCGCGAATGGCGCGACGGGCGCGACGGGTCCGACGGGTCCGACCGGTCCGACCGGTCCGACGGGCGCGAACGGCACGGGCGGCGTTGCCGGTTCCCCGGCCGACCCATCCACTTTCGCTGTAGAAAGTTTCGACGACTACGCCACCGGCGCCATTACCAGCTTCACGAGCGGCTCGGGTTGGAGCGGCAGCGGTGCGGCATCTGGCGCGACCATCGTGGCCGTGACCATGAACGACGGCCGCACGGACAAGCGGCTTTCCTTGGCGGGTCCGGGTGAGTTCAAGCGAAAAATGGCCTGGGGTGAAAAGTGGAAGCGCTTGCGCATTGGTCTGCTTTTGCGAATCAACAGCGGGTCCACCATTACCGGGGACTTCGCTTTCGGTGTGTGCTCCGGCATCGTGACCGGCGCCGGCAGCACGGGCTGCGCGAACTTCATCGGGGCCACGACGCGCGTCGGCAACACGAACCAATACACGTTTTCCGCCGGCACGGACATTGCGACTTTTGCCGCCACGTTTGCGGGCGGGTCTTCGAAGCGGAACGCGACCTGGACCGACTACGGGGGCGTCTCTTCGATGAAGGGCTACCCGTCCACGTCCACCGCGCTTTGCTTGAATGTTTTCGACGTGAAGCGATTGCGGTTCGGGGCCAGCACGACTTACTCCATGTTCGTCCAGGGTCCTGCATCCTCGGGCACGGGTGCCGGCGGACCGGAGCAAAATCTGGATTGGGGGAACCTGCTCAATGTGGCCGCGGACCCGGACACTTCGACCAACAACAACGGCTGGTGGTGGGACGGGGCCTCGTCCTCGCAGTCTGCGACTTTTGATGAGTCCACGGGCGTCCTCGACACCATCAACATCTGGTGGAGCCACGCCACGACCCCCATCGAGGTGGCGGGAATCGTGGTTTACAAGATGTATTGACAACGGCTGAAAACCAACCACTTCTTACACGATGAAAAGCGACATGCCTATGGACCTCGGATACAAGATGGACGGGCCGAGCACGGCGTCCATGCCCGACAAAATGTATCCCAGTCTGCACCTCGAATGGCCGTCCGATTATGACCTACCGGACTCCGGTGAGATGACGGTCACCTTCCGGAAGACCGGTGAGAACAAGTCCAAGAATCGCGACGGGAAGATGCGATACACCGTGGACCTGGAAATCAAGTCCATCGAATCCGTGAAGAAGGGAAAAGTCGAAGCCGAGGAAAAAGAGGAATCCGGCGCCGAGGCGTTGGACCGCCACGCGGCTGAGATGGAAGAGGAATCTTACTAATGCCATACGCGGACCTCACAAAGCGGCGAGAATGTTCCCGGCTATCGGCGCGAAAGCACCGAGCACGGCTAACGGGCTTCACGCGCGCGTGGAGGAAGCGCAACCCGGACAAGGTTCGCGCGCAGAAACGGCGCGTCTACGCGAAACGACGCCTTGACCCGGCGTTCCGACTACAAAATTCTTTGCGGAGTCGCCTTAGTGTTTTGTTGCGGGGCAAAGTCAAATCCTCTGTTTTTTACGGTTTGTTGGATATGAACCTCCGGGAATTTCAGGTATATCTGCAGGGCCAGTTTATCCCCGCCATGACCTGGAAAAATTATGGGTCCGTGTGGCACGCAGACCATATCGTTCCGTGTGCCGCGTTCGACCTGACAGACCCGGCGCAGCAACGGGCCTGCTTTCATTGGAGTAACTTTCAACCGCTCTTGGTTGCGGACAATTTGCGAAAGGGCGACCGCGTATGATGCAAATGAAAGACATCATGGACGACTGTAAGGACATCTTCGGTATTTGCCGAGAAGAGAAACTCTTTCGGTATGCCACAGATGCCATCCGCATGTTGGCGAATAAAGGCGATGTGGACCCGCTCGTTGGCGCGCTCGACATCTGCGTGACGAATAAATGCGTCACGCTCCCGCGCGAAGTGGAAACTGTCCTCGGGGTGAACCTCGCGGGCCGTCCGGCTCTCGGGCACAATGAACTTTTTTCGTTCCACTTGAACGGTCCCGGCGATTGCAAAAATCGCTGCGACTACTCGTGGTTCGATGAGCTGCCGGCGGTGACCTACAAGGACATCATCTGCCCGGGCCGACTCGTGGCGTTCGTGGACAAGCCCGAAGACTCCGGCGTGGAGCTGCGCGTATTCGGATTCGACAACCAGAACAAGCCGCTGCAAACTTTGGAGGACGGCGTCTGGACGGACGGGCTTCTGGTCCCCACAATTTTTGGCTACGCGGTCCCCGCGTCGACGGACCCGCTGGTGAGCCGCATCACGGACATCGTCAAGGGTCCCTCGGCCGGCATCATCCGGCTCTCGACCTTCGACAACTCGTCCAGCTCGGGCACGCTCATCGGGATTTACGACCCGGAGGAAACCCATCCCCGCTATCGTCGCATCAAAATCTCGCGCGGCTGCCCGTGGGTCCGCATCGTGTATCGAAAGAAATCCTTCGACATCACGAGCCTCAACACGCGCATCCTTTTGCACAGCCGCTTCGCGCTCGTCATGGCGATGAAGGCCGTGAAGTTTTACCTGGACTCCGACGTTGCTAATGGCATGCAATTCGAGGCACACGCCTCGCGGATTCTCACCGAGCAAGAGGGCGCACTCGTCAGCCCGAATGCGATGCCGATGCAGGTCGAAGACCGCAACAGCATCTCCCAAAAAGACGACTGGAATGTTGACTGATGTGTATGGACAACGTGAAACAAGATAAAGGCATGCCGCCCTCGAACGGGGCGACTGAAAACGCCAAGACCAACGCCAACAAGCCGGCCCCGCAAGGCATCTTCGACTATTCGGTCGTGGACGCCGAGGACAAGGACCGCATCGACCGCCTCAAAAACGGTCACGACAAGGGCAACTACAGCCAATACGTCGGCAGCCTGTAAGCCGCGGACTGAGGGGACATGGCAACGCCGCGTTCAGAAGATGGGGAGCTGACCTTTCTCGGGGGCATGGATTCCATGTCCGACCCCGCGATGTTGACGCCCGGCTTTTACGCGCGGGCACTCAACGCGGTCAACCGCGGCGGCGTGTTACAATGCCGGCCCGGCTACCGGTGCCGCTTCGCGATGCCGGCGGGGAACCTCCAGGGCGGCTTCGTCTTCCGGCCCAAGGTCGGCATCGAATCTGTCCTCTTCGCCGTGGACGGGCTCGTGTATCTGTCGGACTATCCCTACCGAACCTTCCGGCAGCTGGCGATTCAGTTCTCGCCGACGGCCCGGCAGCTTTTCTTCGTGCAGGCCGAGCAGGCCACGACGCGCAACGACGACGGCAGCATTCGAATCATCCCCGCAATTAACCTCGTCATCATCCAGGACGGTGGGCTTACTGCGCCGGCCGTGTTCGACGGCTACAACGCGTTCCACAACCCGGAAATCAAACTCGGCGGGCCGATGGCTTGGTCCGGGGACCGACTCTGGGTGGCCCAGGGCGCAAAACTTTTCGCGAGCGACCTCTACGACCCGCAGCACTTTTTGGAGCCGCAGTATTTCGCCACCGTGGAAGCCTTCACACTGCCGGGGGAAATCACCGCGCTGGCCGAGCCGACCGCGAACGCCGAGCTGGCGTCACTGTTCGTTTTCACCCAGGACACGACGACCCTCATCCAGTCCGGCATCCGCGACCGCGCGACGTGGCTCGCCACGCCAAACTTCCAGTTTCTCCAATTCCCCGAAGTGGGCTGCGTCTCGGCCCGGTCTGTGTCGCTCTTGCACGGCCTGCTGTGGTGGTATTCTGCCGGCGGCTTGACGAACGTGAACGCAGCTGAGCTGACGCGACAGACCTCCGTCACGCCTTATGAGGACAACGAGATGGCGGACAGCAAATCGCGCCTGGGCGATGACCTCAACGGAATCGCCTGTGGATTTTTCGAAAACTACCTGCTCGTGTCGGTGCCCTACTGCGACAAAAAGAACACGCATACGTGGTGCCTGGACGGCGCGACGTGGCAAAAGAAGGACCAGAAGTCTCCCTTCGCGTGGAATTCCATGTGGTCCGGCACGCGGCCGGTGGAATGGCTTTACGGTTTGTTCGCCGGCTCGAATCGCATCTTTTTCGTCAGCGCGGATTTCGACGGCCAGAATCGGTTGTGGGAAGCGTTCACTCCCGACCGCCTGGACGACGGCTGCCCGATTACGTGGTATGGCGAGACGCGCGCGTTCTCGGCCGAGGTGCCGCTCCGGGACAAGACCGTGCGCTACGCCGACATCTTTATGTCCGAGTTATCGGGCACTGTGGACATTGCGGTCTTCTGGGCCGGACCGTATCGGGGTCGCTACAAGCGGCTGATGACGAAACGAATTGAGGCGCCGCGTGGCTCCATTCGTCAGGGACACAAAATCAAGAGCAGCGAAAAAATGTTCGCGTTCAAAAAACAGACGCGGCCCCTGCGAACGCAAGACGCCAAGGAATTGGCCTCGGCCGAGGACCTGTCGTCTTGCGACGTGGAGTCGTTCAAGCTGGATTTTCTCGATGAATCTTTTCAACTTCTCATTGTGGTCTCTGGTCCTGGTGCAGTGCGTGGAATCCGTATTTATATGGAACCCGCTCCGGGAACGCCGGGCGCGGTTAGCCCGAATAAAGAACTCTCCGGCCGCTGCGAGGAAGACGAAGGCCCCGAGCAAAACTTCGTCCGCTTCGACGGCGCGGCTTCGGATAGCATCGCGGAACTGAACGCGAACATCCCACTGTTCACGAGCAACCAGACGGTGTCCATCACCGAGCAGGGCCTTACCGAGGTCGGCACGGGATACGGCGAGTCCATCATCAGCCAGCAGGACGCGGACAAAATCGCGCAGGCCATTGCGCGGCGTCGGGCATCGCGACAGCTGGAGCTGTCGCTGCCGATTATGATTTCCACAGGAACCGGACTATGACCCAGTTCGACTCATTGCGCGGAATCACGCGCCGGGAATTGCGAATCAATTACCGGTCGCCGTTAATCTGTCAGCTCAGCCCTGCTGAAAGCGGCAGCGGTTCGAGCAGCTCGATTCCCGCGTTCATCGCCATTGTCGCGATTGACGGCCCGGTCGGACTGGCTGCCGTCGTGAGTGAATGTCCCCGCGTGATTACGCTAACATGGACCCCGCTCGCGGGCGCACTCGGCTACAACGTATATGTCGCGGACAGCGTGTCTGGTCCGTTCCTCTACGCGGCATCGGTCGAGGACGCCGTCTATACGGCGGAGGTCGCGCCCGGCGAATACTTTTACCAAGTGGCCGCGTTCGGCGACTTCGGGCTGTCGAATCCATCAACCGCGCTGCACGTCGTCGTGGAGCCCTGCCTCTAATTTTATGGCTAACCCCAACGCGAACACCCCGCCGACGCCGACGCCAACGCCCGCGCCCGCGCCGTCTCCGACTCCCGCCCCCGGCAACAGCGGCAACGCCAAGGCCGGCGGACCGCCCCCGAACCCTGGGCACGGCAACAACCACGCGAATCCCCAGGACGCGAAAAAGGCGGTGGACGCGCTCGCGGTGGCCTTCGGCAAAGATTTTCATCGCCGCGACGGCACCATCTTCCGTGTCTCGACCGATGCCGTTGCCGACTTCGAAACGCTCGTGAACGCCGGTGATGGCGACGCCCTGGCGCGTTACCTGGAAAACCCCATCCAGCTTTTGCTGGCGCAGATTTTCGATTTGCAAGACCGCGTCAAGGCGCTCGAACACGGGCCGCAATAATATGCCACTTCAAAAAACCAATTTGGTCATCGTCGCGTCGCAGATTCCGCCCGACTTCGAAGGGACGCCGCAGGAGTATTTCGCGGCAATCCTCGAACGGATGGACATCCAGTCCCCGGTCGGCACGAACTTTTTCGTCATCGGCGACGTGGAGCCCGCGAGCAACTCCGGTCCGTGGTTCAAAAACGGCACGAAGCTCTACGTGTTCGACATCAATGTCGGGCACTACGTCCCGCTGGACATCTCCGACTCGTTGAGCGCGTTCGCGTTCATCGGGCCGAACAACCCCGGGCAGCCCGGCACGAATGACCCGCTCATCTGGTTCCGCTCCGTCGGCAGCCGGCCCGTGGGCTGGTATGGCTGGGACGGAAACTCGTGGGAACCCGCCCCCAGCATCCCGAACAACGGCACCACGGCCAACCGGCCGTCGGACCCCATTGAACTCGAAACGTATTTCGACACGGACATCAACTGCCTGATTCATTGGGAACGGAATGCGTGGCGCACCGTCTCAGGGTCCCCGGGCGACGTCAAGGCCGTCACCGGCGACGTGCTGACGGTTGTCCTCACCCGCAACCCGGGCTGGTCGCTGCTCTACGACAACGACGAGTCCAAGCGCGGCCGGACCATCGCCCAGGCAGCCAAGGATGCGGGGACCTCCCCGGAGAGCGCGGTATCGACCCCCTCGGGAATCACCCAGCGCGGGGCCGGCGACACGTTCGGCGAAGAGAATCATGTGTTGTCCTCGCTCGAAATCGAGCAGCACTCGCACATGATTGGGCACGCGTCGCTCCTGAACAGCACGCAGGCCAACATCGTTTTCTTCCGGGTGGAAGACGCGGACACGGAAATTCAGAGCGCCGGCATCCCGGTGCCAACGCCGCCGAACAGCCAGACCGCCCGCACGGGGCACTCGTCCCCGAACGGCAGCCAGACGGGGGTGACCCTCGGCCCGACGGGCACGCAGCTGATGACCAGCCGCCAGTTCACCTTGGAAAAGGCCCCGGGCTACACCGCGGCGGCTGTCGGTCACAATACCATCCAGCCGACGGTGTTCCTTTGGCACTTGACAAAGGACTGATTCGGAACACTTAATAGTAGATGACCGCAACTGAAAAAGTGACGACTTTGGTGAAGGTAATCCCGGAAGGGCTCTACCTGCTCCGCCCGCTGTTCCAGCGCTATTTCGACGAGGTGAAATACCCCGGTCAGCTGGACATGCGAACGCTGTCCCGCCTCTGGTCCTCGCTCATCTCGCAGAACTGCGGGACGATAGCGGCTGCGAATTGGTTTATCAGTGCCGCGGGGCCGGAAGGGCTCGTGGGCCTGAATTTTTGTCCGGACACCTTCAACGGCGAGCGGACGGCCACGATGACTTTTCTCTATGTGGTTCCCGAGGCCCGCGGGCGCGGCGTGGGGCGTGCCTTGCTGAATTGGGCAGAGGAAGACGCCCGGTTGCGGGGCTGCACGAGTATCGTCCACGGGCACATGTTCACGGTGGACGAAGATGGCGGGAAGGCAATTTTTGAGAAGCGCGGCTACGAACTGGCCGAGCTGGGTTTTCGGAAACGACTTTAATTTATGGGTTCAATTCTAGGAACGGCGGCGTCCATCGCCGAGCGCTTCACCGACGAAAAGGCGATGAACGAGGCTTACGCGGCACAGCGTAATGGCCTCAATGCCCAGCGCGACGCGCTGTCGCAGGACTACAACATCGAGCGCATCACCAACCTTGTCCAGCAATACGACAAGGGCTACCTGGACCGCCGCGTCGCGCTACAGAAGCAATACGAGCCGGAGATGTATGCGGCCGGGCAGCAGGCGCGCAAGGACCTCCTCGCGCAGGCCCAGACGCCGGCCTCCTCGCTCGAATCCACGCGGGTCGCTAAGCAGCTTTTCAGCGAGAACATCGACCAAAATCCGGAGTTGAAGAAACTCAAGGACACCGTCATCCAGAAAGCGAACGACCTTCTCCAGCTGGGCGGTAGTCTGCCGCCGGAGTATCAGGCCGAGCTGGTCCGCGCCGGTGTGGGAGCGTCCGCGCAAGCGGGCATCAAGCCGGGTGAGCGGTCCGTGGGCGGCGTAGTTTCGAACGTGCTCGGCAGCGCGGGCGAAAAGCTGCGGCAGGCCCGCAACCTGGAGGCGTCTCAGCTGGCCGGCACCGCGCAGGCGATGACCGAGTCCCGGGCGAAGATTCTCGGCTCGATTTTCCCGACGATTCAATCCTCGGAGCAGTCCAACCTCGGCCGGGCCGCGGGCATTTTCCAGTTGGCCAACTCGACCGAAGCCGGGACGGGCACGGGCCTCACCGGTCGCGAGACGTTGAACCTCGACCTCTCCGGCCGCACGGCGCAGCGCGACATCGCGATGCAGAAGGCCAACCTGAACTCGTGGAAGGCGCTCGAATTCGCGCGCATCCGCGACACGGCCCTGAACCAGTCGGTCGGCAACTGGGGCGGCACCGCCTCGGGTGCCTACGGCGGCGCAGGCGGCACGGGCGGCGGTGGCGGAAGCCAAGCGTCCCAGGGCGCCATGGGCGGCATCATGTCGATGCTCTCCGACAAAAACGCCAAGGAAAACATCCACGAAGTGGACGACGAGAAAATTCTCGACAAGGTGTCCCGGCTCCCGGTCTCGAACTGGGAATACAAGAAGGACATCGAGGGGGTGCCGGCGGGCCGGCACACCGGACCCATGGCTCAGGACTGGGACATTCTTTTCGGCAGCGGCACCGGCGACGCGAAAACGATTCCCATCGTGGACGCGATTGGTGTGGCGCTCGCCAGTGTGAAGGCGCTGGTCCGCGAAATCAAACAGATGAAAACTGCGACCGCGTAATATGGCTGCCCTCGACATTCCAATCGTTCCGGTCAACTCCGACGCGAAGACTTTCGCCGCGATGTCGCTGACGCAGGCGATTAACAACATGCATCTCGCGCAGGCGGGCGGGGGCACGCAGACCGCTGCGGCGGACAAGCAACAGACCCAGAAGAAGGACCTCGCCGACCGACAGGCCATGACGGATTCCTCGCGCGAGCGCGGGCTGTTCGACAACTACGCGCCCGAGGAACAGTCCCTGCCGCGGGACAGCGCTGGCGCACCGCTCGGAGAATCGCCATACGGCAATCCGTTGCCCGCGGCTCCCGAACTCCCGGCCGAAGCCGGATTCTAATTTTATGCCGACGCTGCATGTGGACAAAAACGACCCCGAGTATCAGGCCTATTACAAGGCAGCGCGGTCGAAGTATGATAAGATGCCCACGCATCAGTTGCTCAACTCGTGGAATGCCGAAGACCTGATTCACGAGCTGCAAGCCCAGAAAATGTTGGACGAGCGCAAGCTGTCCCCCGCTCTGCAACGCAACGCCGCGCTGAAGGCCCGCCAGGACTACACGAACTTGCTCAGCGGCGGCTCCAACGAAGAGGTGGCGAAGGTCCACGCGGCCGTCGCCGCGCACGAGGGCTATGAGCTGCCCACGAAGCCGGACGGCACGGTTGAC